TAATGGAAGTGCTGGCAGCCTGTACAAAAAAACAACAAGAAAACCCAGACAAGAAAAGTCTTTTTATTACTGATGACGCCATCGGTAAAGTAAACTTTACTCCTGCCAAACTTAAAACTAAAAAGTTTGTTATGGATATGCTTGATAGAAGTTATGAGCATTATACCACTACCTGTGAAGCAAAGCACAAATACACCGGTACTGACAAAAAATTCTGCATAACGCAGACAAATGCTGCGATTGAATTTAACGATGGTCAATTTGATCCACGTAAAAGAAAAATTGTGGACACTGAGCCTCAATTCGATATTCCGATTGATGAGCCTTGGGCCAAGTTTAAATATAAAATGCCGAACGGCGAAGAGGTAGAGGGTCAGCTTGCTATCAAAGGCACAATCGACTTGGTTACAGAAGTTGATGACGGTGTTATCGAAGTAATTGACTGGAAAACCGGCCAACGAAAGAACTGGGCTACCGGAGAAGAAAAGACTTACGAGAAGTTACTGGAAGATCCTCAATTACTTTTGTATAATTATGCGATTTCTAAACTTTATCCTGAATATAAACAGGCAATCATGTCGATATTCTTTACTAGAGATGGTGGTCCATTCAGCATGTGTTTTGATGAAACAGATCAGAAGAAGTTCTTGGGAATGCTGGAACAAAGGGTAAAGCAGATTCAACACAATGAATATCCTCGTCTTTGTTCTCAAGATAGGAAAAGTTTCAAGTGTACAAAACTGTGCCACTTTTACAAAAACAACTGGCCCGGAACAAATGTTTCTATGTGTGAGCATGTAGAGAATCACCTAAAAGCATTCGGCCATGATGAGACTGTAGAGAAATGTACTAAAGAAGGATTTAACATTGGGTTTTACGAGGCACCGGGATAATGATCGAAGTAGAAATTACAGAAAAAATGAAGCAGCAAGCGTGGCGAAAAGCCCGTGAAATGGGGAAGTTGAAGAACTCTATCATGAAAGGCGATGGAAATATTGCGGGTTTTTTGGGAGAGGCGGTTGCAAATGAGGTTTTGTGTGGTATAATTAGTAATACATTCGACTATGATATATTGACTGGCGACCTATGTGGGAACAGTCAACAGATCACTTGGGATGTCAAAACAAAACGTTGCACAAGTCCACCCAAAGATTATTACGATTGCTCGGTAGCAAACTACAATACCAAGCAAAAGTGCGACAACTATGTTTTTGTCAGGATTGAAAATAAGAATGGAAGATGGGGGCGAGCTTGGGTGTTGGGCTGGCTTCCGCACGACGAGTATTACAAGAAGGCAAGAAAGCTAACCAAAGGACAAAAAGATCCCTCAAATGGATTTATTGTCAGAGCAGATTGTCATAACGTAGCGATTAAAGATTTGAATAAGTTCGAGGAATAGTATGTGGAATCCAATTAATTGCAAAACACATTTCAGTCTCCAGCATGGATTCTGTAAAACTGACAAACTGGCCGAGAGATGTAAAGAGTATGGCTATACCGCTTGTGGAATAGCTGACTTTGAAACGCTGTCTGGTGCGGTAGAGTTTCAGCAAGACTGCAAGAAGCATGGCATCAAACCAATCATTGGATGCGAGTTCGATGGTTATATTCTTTATGCAAAAAATAAAGATGGCTGGTTTGACCTTGTAAAATATGTATCCAACAAAACTCTTGACGTGTTGAAAGAGGTGGCTAAGAATGGTAACGTACTTTGCGTTACAGCTAATGTGAACGGGTTTGCCAACCTTTTCAAAGGTAATCATATACAAATTGATTATGAACCACAGGCAATCTACTATGTAGATCAAAGTGACGCCGAGTGTCACAGAATTATGCTCTGTGGCAAACTCAAAACCACTCTAAAGAAAATCAAGAACATCGAGCATGACTTTAAGGAGTTTTTTGATACTGACACATTTTATCTAACTGATAAAAACACAACACCTATGAAAAGAGTGTCAACGGTTGGAGATAAAGACATCTGGCGTATTGTTGATAAATGTGAAGAATATGATCTTGCGGATCAACCCTCCTTTCCTACGTTTGAATGTCCAGAGGGTTTTGATGAAGACGAATATCTGACCGAACTGTGTCGCGAAGGCTGGAAGAAAAAGCTACTTCCATCCGACAAAGTAACTAATGTTGCTGATCGTGATTTTTATAGAGACAGAATCAAGCACGAGTTGAAGGTTATCTTTAAGGCTCAACTGTCTGGTTACTTCTTGATCGTGCAAGATATTATCAAATGGGTGAAGGAACGAGGCTGGCTTGCTGGCCCCGGTCGTGGATCGGCTGCTGGTTGCCTCGTTTCCTACCTGCTTGACATTACAGAAGTAGACCCAATCGAGTTTGACTTGATTTTTGAGAGGTTCTACAACGAGGGACGTAACACGGATGGAAACGTGGCTATCCCTGATATTGATATGGATGTTCCAGCAGAACACAGAGATGAAGTTATTGCCTACATCAAAGAAAAGTACGGCGAAGAAAATGTCGCACAGATGATTACATTTGGACGATTGCAGGGACGGTCTGCAATTAAAGAAGTATTAAGAATGAATGATGCTGTGTCATTTGCCGAAATGAATGAGATAACAGATAGTATACCAGACGAAGCAAGGATTTCCGACCAATTGGAACTCATGGAAGATAAGTCTGTTATTCGTTGGACACTTGAGAACGATCCAGAAGCTCTAAAGAACTGGGTCTTTGTCAACGATGATGACAAGCTCGACGGTCCATTGGCTAATTTGTTTGAACAGGCAATTAATATTGAAGGAACCAACAAGTCACAAGGTAAACATCCTGCGGGTGTTATTATTTCAAAACACAAACTTTCAGATGTGTGCCCCATGACTGTTGACAAATCCGGCGATCCTGTGGTCGCATTTGAAATGAATCCCCTAGAAACCCAAGGACATGTAAAATTCGACGTTCTTGGAATTGACCTCTTATCTAAAATTATGGAGATTTGCGAAGATGATTAACAACGCAAAAGAAGTTTATGCAGCAGTGATCTACGATGGTTCATATGTTGAATCAAAAGGAATCTCGCTGTGTAATCTAGAAGATGTTATGAATACAAGTATTGGTGTGCCAAGGGCCAAATATCAAGTCTGGTCAGAAAGGCATAGATATTACGGCTTGTTTCATTCGCTGAACGATGCTGTAGAAAAGTTTATAGAACTAAAAAGAAAGTAGAGGTGTGTTATCAATTACAGGGATATCGTGGTATTTGACTTTGAGACAACAGGTCAGAACCCTTATAAGTGTCAACCCACTCAGATTGCTGCGGTGGCTATTCACGCTAGAAAACTAGAACTACAACCCGGAGGTGTGTTCGAAAGCAAGATGCGATGCATCACCGATGACGAGAAATGTATTGCCGCTGGCTTTGATCCTATAGAAGATAAAGCTCTTGAGGTTACTAGAAAAACCAGAGCGGAAATTGCCAAAGGCCCAATGCCTAAGACTGTGTGGAAAAAGTTTGCTCAGTTCTGCGACAAATATAATTGGAAGGGAACAAGTTTCACTGCTCCGATTGCCGCAGGATATAATATCAATGGTTATGATATGCCGATTGTTGAGCGACTTTGCCAAGCGTTTGGCCCAATTGATGAAAAGAAGGGAAAGCAGAAAATCTTCAATCCTATCTTTACAATGGATGTTATGCAACACATCTACTGCTGGTTTGAAAATAATGCTGATGTTAAAGGTTACAGCATGGATTACCTTCGTGACTACTTTGGTATGCCTAAAGATAATGCTCACGACGCTTTGCAAGACGTTAAAGATACAGCCAACATTCTTATCAAGTTTCTGAAAATGCAGAGAAACATGTCAAAGAAAATTAAATTTGAAAAAGCGTTTGCAAATGGTGAGGTTTATGTCAAATAAAACGCATATCTATAACGACATAGAGGGTTGGTTTAACTTTGAAGACCTATACTCGGATGTAGCAAGCAAAGCAGATCATGGTTGGCAATTAGTAGAGGTGGGATGTTGGCAGGGGAAAAGTGCCTCGTTTCTAGCTGTAGAGCTTGCTAATACGGGCAAACAGGTCGATTTTTATTGTGTTGACACTTGGTCTGGTAGTCAAGAGCATCTCAATGAAGATAGCGATTGTTATGATCCCAGAATCAAAGAAAAGGACTGGCTTTATAACAAGTTTCTGGAAAACATGAAACCGTTAGAGGGTCATTTTATAGCAAAAAGAAAACCTTCAGTAGAAGCCGCTAAAGATTTTTTAGATGGTTCGTTGGATTTTGTGTTTATTGACGCCTCTCATGACTATGATAATGTAATAGCCGACCTTGAGGCTTGGTATCCTAAGATGAGGGTGTGTGAGTGTTGTGGGCATAGTGAGGCAATTTTTACTGGTCACGACTTCAACTCGGAAGGAGTCAATAGGGCAGTAATTGATTTTTGCAATAAACACGGTTTGAAGTGGGCAGCGGGAAGAAAATTTGTAAGCGAGAACTCTTGGAGAATTTATGTTTGATATTAATAATTTTGATGATCCTGAAGTTTGGGACACTATCTGCGACGGTGATACCAAGGGTGTGTTTCAGCTAGAGTCTAATCTAGGTAAGCACTGGGCCAAAGAAACACAACCAAGAAACATCAAAGACTTGGCTGCACTTGTAAGCCTTATTCGCCCCGGAACCTTGTTGGCTAAAGACGCCAATGGTAAAAGCATGACGCAAGTCTATGCTGACCGCAAAGCAAAGAAATCCGACTCCCCTGTAGAATACCTGCACGAGTCACTTGAGCCCATCCTCAAAGAGACTTATGGTGTGCTTGTATATCAAGAGCAGTCTATGATGATCGCCCAGCAACTTGCTGGGTTCGATCTTAAAGAGGCGGACGCACTTCGTAAGGCTATTGGTAAAAAGAAAGCCGATCTTATGGAGAAAGTAAAGAAGTCTTTCCTAGAGGGTGCTACTAGTCAAGGAATCGTTACTAAA